TTTAAACATTTAAACTTACACGATTTTCCCGATCTAAAAGCAACAACTACTAAGGAGGGTAGGAGGTACCAAGTTGAAGGTGCTTTCTATCCTTCTGTTACTACTGTCATAGGACATTCTAAAAAGAAGTCCATCATGGAGTGGAGAAAGAAAGTTGGAGAAGAGGAAGCGAATAGAATCTCTAAGAGAGCATCTACTAGAGGCAATAAGTGTCACAAGCTTTGTGAACTATACTTATTAAATCAAAGTATTAGCAAATACAAGGATGACCCACTATCCATGGGGTTATTCCATCAGATCAAACCCTACCTAGATAGTATTAACAATATACATGCACTAGAAGCACCTTTGTCTTCTAAGATGTTAAAGATGGCAGGACGTGTAGATTGTATTGCCGAGTATAACGGTGAGCTTGCTATAATTGATTTTAAAACCTCAACTAAGTACAAACGTGAAGAATGGATACACGACTACTTTGCACAAGAGACAGCTTATGCTATAATGTTTCAAGAGCTAACTGGTCAACAGGTCAAGAAGCTCGTGACCATAATTGCATGTGAAACTGGGGAACCCCAAATTTTTGAAATTTATGACAAGTTTAAGTATGCTCGCAAACTTAAAGAGTACATTGATGCCTATCGGAGTTACTATGGCGAGTGGTAAAATTGATGAAGTTTTTGAAGAGAAATTTATGACAGCCGCTAAGTTCTCTGTGGAGATAGAGAAGATTGTGAAGCAATCTGAACTAAACTACATTGAAGCGGTTGTACAATTCTGCGAAGATCAAAATATAGAATTTGATGGTATTGGTAAGTTAATATCCAAACCACTTAAAGAGAAATTAAAATATGACGCACAGCGTTTAAATTACATGAAGGCAACCTCACGAGGTATGTTGAAACTGTGACGGGTTTTGAAGTTTACAAGATGTATCTTGCTCTGAAACTTCATTTTACTTCCGACAGTTATGATTATTTCCAATACGGTGGAAATGCTAAGGCATCTCAGGTCTCTTTTGACCAACGTAAGGATAAGTTCTTTTTTGTCAAACTGTCAAGGAAGTTCAAGGACTTCGAGTTACGCGATTTTTTCGTAGCTAATATGGTCGCAGAGGACAAGGTATATCCAGCAACCCTAGTTCGAGAGGGTGCTAGTAATTACGCTGATTTCATCAGAAAGAAAGATAGTCTCTCATATATCTTTAAGAATGATGTTCAAACATTATATGATATAAGTGAGGACTTTGATGGATTGTTTAGAGTGGATGGGGTTCACCCCCCCTTGCTAAAATCATTCTTAGGTGCTAAAATCACCATAGAAACACTAACAATTTTTAACAAGATCTTCCAGTATGCACCTCACTTTGATAAAATAATTAAGGAGGAGATAGTCTGGAAGCCTTTACGAAATAAAGTAGTGAAGTACACACCCTTTCTTAACATAGATACGGGTAAATATAAGAGTATTATCAAATCCCAATTTGTATGAGTAACTTTTTCAAATCTGAACTAGTTCAAGATGAACTCAATCGTATGCAAGATCTCTATCTTGACATTAATAAGATGGGTCTATTACTTTCAGTAGATCAGAAGAAAGAACAGCTTGACAAGATGATGGAGTTGATTAATCTCCAACAAACCATGTACATGAGGGTTACATTATCTGATGATCCGCAAGCTAAAGCACTTGTTGAACAAGTGAAATCAGCTGCAACAATGTTGGGTATGCCTCCTTCAGAAATTTCTCCTAGATTTTATGATAAATTGAAAGAGAATGTACAAAAAATGATAGACCAGTTACCAAATTAACATGCACTTATTACTGACTTTGATTTGTATCACTCTTATTGGTGTTGCTCTTGGATATTCAATAGTAAAACACTATGACCCTCATTAAATTATGGAGGGTGTGGAAGTATTCATTAGGGAGTTTTAATGACGAAACAACAAGAAGGTACGACAATACAGTTGTTATTGTCCGTAGCATCATATTTATTACTTACCTTATCACTAATTGCTTTATTATTGGTGGTGTCATTAGGCATTGGAATAGTTAAATGAGTAAAATAGATACACAAGGGATGAGTGGTCCTGTTGATCCTAATTACAAAGGAAAACCACAGGCACAACCACATAAACCTGCCATCGTTGTACCTAGGAGGATACACACTCCTGAGATTGCAAGGGAATTGAAGATTCTTATCAATGAAGTTCTTGATGAACGAGAGTATAAGAAGAGAATGAAAGGTAATTATGATGTTGGTGGGTATGAACTACCACCATCATACTTTGATACGAAACATTTCACGTATCGTGTAGGCGAAGAAGAACCACCGTATGAGGATTGGGAACAACCATGAGACTAGCAGTTTTTTGTTCAGGCAGCGGATCTAACTTTGAGAACATAGTTAGGACTTGTAATGAAGATGAAGTTGTGGTTATGATCCACAACAAAGAGACCTGTGGTGCCGCTAAACGAGCTCGGAAGCTTGGTATACCACATGCATGGGTAGATCATGATGATGAAATATCCATGATTAAACTGCTAACAGCATGGAACGTAGATCTCATTATCCTAGCAGGATGGATGCGAATTGTAACAAAACGACTAATTCAGGCATTTCCTGATAGAATAATCAATGTACACCCATCGTTATTACCTAAGTATAAGGGGTTACATGCCGTAGAACAAGCAATGGATGCTGGTGAAGATTTCACTGGATGCACTGTGCACTACGTAACAGAAGATTTGGATGGTGGTCCTATTATCATGCAATCCAAAGTACCCATACTTCCAGATGATGACGTTAAATCACTTACCAAGGCGATCCAAAGACGTGAATATGCAATTTTACCAGAAGCTATCAAAAATGTTAAGCACAAACTACAGGAACCGAATAGTGGATATCTGTTGCAGGATGATATCTACGGATGGACAGGTGGATCTGAAAGAAAGGATCTGGATGAACAAGTTATGCGACCACAACCTGCAAGCTAAGGAATTAGCTGGAGCTTTATTATGTCCAGATTTTATTGATGACCGTATTTAAAAAGATATGCATTCTGGGTGGAGGAACTTCAGGATTTGCAACAGCATCCATTCTTTCCAAGTATAAAGAGTTTGCCAAGCATAAGTTTGATATAACTGTGATCCATAATGAGAAGATTGGATCAATCGGTGGCGAATCTACTCAGGTTAATATTAATCAACTATTTGCTTTCCTTGATGTTAAAGACAAGGACTGGATGCCTAAGTGTAATGCCACATATAAGATAGGCACAAGATTTCAAGATTGGGATTTAGGAAAATATTTCTTCAACACCTTCGGACCTTTAGAACCAGATCCGAGGGTGTGGTTTGTTGCAAAGGATAGATATGATCTACCTGTAGAGAAAGCAGCATACTATTTCCTACCTAGTACTGTACAAGGATTTACTAATAAATTAATTGACGAAGATAAGGATACATTTAATCAGAATACTGCTTATCATTTTGATTCAGATCTCTTAGGGAAATACCTTAAAGAGTATTCAGAGCAACGTGGTGTTAAATGTATTGATGGTAAAGTAACAGGTGTAGTTAAGAAAGGTAATGGCGATATTGAATCAATAATATATGGAGGTAAAACATTATCTGCTGATCTATTCATTGATTGTAGTGGATTTAACTCTATACTGATAAATTCATTCCTACCATATGAGGATTGGATCTCATATGATTCCTTACTTAATAATAAAGTACTTAGATCTAACATACCATATAAAGATAAGGAAGAGATCACTAACTACACAAATGGTGCTGCCTTAAAGAATGGATGGTGTTGGGATATACCTCTATGGGATCAACGATCAGTTGGTTACGTACATACAAATCAATTTGCTACACAAGAAGAGATTGAAAATGAGTTCTTCAGCCATGTAGGGCATGTTGACTATGAAGCGATTGAATTTAAGAGTGGTAGATTTAATAGAGGGTGGATTAACAATGTAGTATCTGTTGGATTATCATATGGTTTCATTGAACCATTAGAAGCAACTGGTATTGCATCAACTCTAACTAATGCCTTTGCTTTACTTGAATGTATATCAAGGAGAGATGGTTTCATCTCTCAAATAGATAAAGATCTATTTAATCAGAAGGTTGGTGAGACTTTGGATTTACATCGTGACTTTGTTGAACTTCATTACTTCTTATCATCACGTAGTGATAGTAAGTACTGGAGGCATATCACAAACTCAGTTACATATAACTCGGAAAAATTTCTCAGGCAAATTTTGGACAATAGGAATTATAATTCTGAAATTGCAGAAGTTCCTTCCGCATTACTCATATGTGCAGGAATGAACTACTCACCTTTATCAAAGGATGTTATAATACATCCAGATAGCGGAATAGTCATTGATTTTGACCCAGATAAGTTCAATAAGTATATTGAAGATTTGGAGAATAATGCAAAGGACTATCCATCATCATATAAGTACTTATTAGATAATGTATACTCATGACCATTTGGAAGAATTATATTAAAGCACTTGAAGATACCTTTCCTGATTTAAAGGTAGAGGAAGAGTGGGCAAGGTGGGAAGGAAAGGATGCTAAGCTAGTGGCAAACCTTCGTCGTGGAACTCACTTTATTAAAGCAAGAGAAGCTCATATAACAGATCCTAAATCTGATATTTACAATACCATACTATACCCCAAGACTGGTGCTGATCTACCTTGTTTCGGTATGGATCTTATGAAGTTTAGTGATAAGAAAGTCATTCTAGTATTTGACTTCCAACATCCAAGAGAG